TTGATATTTATAAGAATCATTAAAACCAAGCATATAAGCATCTATTATCTGCTCTTTTTCTTTTAATAAATGTAATGGATAAAATTCAGCAAAATGTTTTTTAAAAGCATCAGGCTTATATTCCCCATTTTCAAATAAATAATACCTTTCAATTAATTCTTGCATTGCTGTTTTCATATATGTATTGTTTTAGCTACAGTGACCCAACAGTCTTCAAATGCTGCAGGCATGTCAAAAGCTACTATTCTTTTATATTCTTGTTCTTCAATATACAACTCAAACCATATTCTGTGGTCTGTGTTTGTTAATTTGCTTAGAACACGTGTTGGTAGCCATGCAAACTTGGTTTTAAACCTTACTTCACCAATCTTTGGTGAATTATCAATTATTTCCCATTTCATAGCCATTGTATTTAAGTGTATATCTTCTAATTAGATTACCATATGCTACAGACAGATAATAAGAACCATCATTGTATATGCTGATAGATAACAAACCTACAGCGTTATTATTGTTTACACAATGTGAAACGTAAAGATTATATGTAGAAGTTGTTGTATCTCCTACGTTATCAGTGAGCTTGTATGTGCTATCTCCAACACTAACGTGAGGATAGTCAAATACAACAGGAATACTAGTCACCAGTGGTTTGTTGTATTTCCATTGCTTATTGATGTATTTACCATGCTGTAATGTAACAGCTGTTGTTTGAGCACCTGCATTCATGGTGAATGCTAGTGCTATAATGATGAATAATTGTTTCATAATGTGTAAGTTAATGCATTTGTTTTAATGTTGGTACAAGTTGATATCCAAGTATATCTAGTATTCTTTCAATAGTAGTATAAGATGCATTAGCTTCACCTAATTCAATATTACTTATTGTTTTACTAGTAACTCCTGCAAGTTCAGCTAAGTCTTGTTGAGTTATACCTCTTCTCTTTCTCATGAATTTGATAAACCCACCAATTGTAGACATTTCATCAATCATGTCCAAGACTTTGGTTAATTTATCATCTAATTCTTTCTGAGCTTCAGCAACTTGTTGTTCAAGCTTTTCTATTGCTGCACCTCTATAGAATATAGAATTCATTAGTTTACATCCTCTAGCTGTATAGTATTGTATCCAGAATTGCTCTTTTATCTGCAAATCCTCTTCTATACACTCTTCTATAACATCTACTAAAGGACATAACCCTTGCTCTCTTAACTCAGCCACCCAATGATTCACTGATTCATTATGTGAATACGTTAAATGAGCTTTGGCTCTTTCTAATCCTGAACTACTTTTACCTATATATTTGTAGTCATCTGTCTTAGGACATCTAAGTCCATATATTAAATACTGATTCATGCTACAAATATAAGAAATATATTTCACATTACCAAATATAATTAGAAATATATTTCTTATTTAGCTTTCTTCTTTCTAGTCTTTACAAATGGTTCATCACTCTTTGTACCATCCATTTGCTTAGGGTTATTTTTCTTCTTAGAAGCAGATTTCTCTCTCTGTAAATGTAATTCAGTGGCAGCAATAGCAGCAGCTGTAGCTAATATATCTTTTACATTAGCACCTTCCTTGTCTTTACTAACAAATATTGTTGCAAATGCTGCAGATAAGTGAGCGTCACTACCTGAACAATCTATATTTATGTCACCATCAACTACACTCATGAAGAAATATCCATTTATGAGGTTTTTATCACTCTTTTTCATTGTCTGTTTTTGTTTTATTATTTATAAATCTCTCTAATGAAGGATTATTCTGCATGGATATGTCTTTGTTTGTCAAAGCCCATATGTCTCCATTGTCCATCCCACATACAAATAGTATGTAATGTTCTTGGGAATAATCTATTACTAGGAATGCATATCCTTTCATACCATCAGACTTCCTGGTTATTGGTATCATTGGATTTAGTTGCAGTATCATTTGTTTTGTTTATTATGTTACCAAAATCATCCATATATGGTGCCCTATGAAATTCATAGGACAGCCATATATTGAAGATGAGCAACACAAAGATAATAAAATATATCATCTTTAAAAGTTTTTTACTCTGACTAATTGATATTCATCAGAGCTGATGTACATGTATCTACGTCCTTTGATATGTAAACGCTTAGATGGTGTATAATTACATTTAATTGTAAATATAGCATCTATTAGTTTAGAGCATGCTTTGATGCTTCTCACATATGGAGAATCTTCTCTTGTAGGCTCATAAACTTTAATTGTGTGTGTGCTGTGTGGTTTAGCACTGAAAACTAGACTGTAAGACATGGTTGTTAGTATTTATTGTTTGTTAGAAATAAAATGTCATACCTGCATCAGATATCTCTATCTTAGTAGGTCTACTACTGATTGTGTGACTCTTGGTCATGACTGGTGTTTTAACCATAGGAACTTTAACAGTCTTTGGTTCCACCACTACATTCTTACGAATGATTAATAATCTAGCATAAACTCCTGCATATGTTCTGTTGAACTGTTTAGCTAACTTTCTAGCTAATTTAGTTGTTGCAACTGGCTGCTTAGCCATTTCTTGCATAACGCTTAATTCTTCTTTTGAATACATTTTCATGTTCTTTTTCATATATATGTGTTTTTAAATAAATAAATAAATAAATAAATAATAAAGGCCCCACATTACTGCAGGGCCTTGTCTTTACTAACCAACCACTATTCCACGTCTAACTTTTTTTGTTATTCATCTCATAAATCAACTGATGCCACTGGTTTATGTCTAACTGCTCATCTGGTTTAGCAGTAGACTTAAGCTTTATCTCAAGCTTAATTGGTTGTTCTTGAGGCTCTTTGCCTTTGTATAACAACTCCAACACCTTTTTAATAGTATCACTACTCATGGCTGTTTATATTATATTCGTCATCATCATTATCATCCATATCATCCCAATCCTCCTCCTCTTCACTATCGTTCTCATCATAACCTTCAGTTATACTGTATGAATCTCTGATAACAATCTGACCTTGTACCAATATTGGTTGTCTTGTATAATCATCTACATATAATGCCACTGCTCCATCCTCACCATCTTCACCATATATGCTTTTGTTTATTGTAACTATAGATAAGTCTTCTAGATCATCTGACTCATCACCATCGTCCCACCATCCTATTTGATTAGGAAAGGCAAGGATTTCTTCTACATCATCAGCATTGACCATTGGTTGGACAATGTATGCTTCAACAGGTGCTCCATTGACAGCAATGTAGCTGTCCATGTCCTGAGGAACTATTTGTAGTTCATGTATGTGTAGATATTCATACACCTTACCATAAACCACGTCTTTTTGCTTTGATACAAACCACATACCTGGTTCTAATGTCTTAGGCATATATGATTTGAATACTAGCTTAGCTAAAATGAACATATTTGTATTATTTTAATGTAATTTAATAAAGGACCCTGCTGGGGGGAGCAGAGTCCTTATTTTCAAACACACATATTAAACAAACACTAACCAATAATTATTTCACAACTCTAAGGTATATATTTTCAGGATATCCTCCACCAAATACATACTCAGTGACAGGACACAACCACAATTGGTGATTATCCAACTGTTCTACAGTGTAATAAGCACCATAATCAACTGGTGCATGTCCTATATTGTCAAGCAATTGCTTATTCATTCCAATGATTAGTTTGTTCAACTTGTGTGTATAGTCTTGAAATGGTTCATTGCCAAACTCTACCATTACAGAATTACTATGCAAAGATAGTATATCTAATAGTGTATCTGCACCATCAACCATTAATAAATTATTCTTGTTACCCAACCCTGCTTCTAGAAATTCTGGCAAATCTATATACCACATTCCATTCTCTTTGTAAAATTTCTTCTCTACTCTCATATTACTTACTCTCTTTTGTTTTGTAGCTGAACCATTCAAGTGCGATTGGTCCTAGGCAAATGTATAAATAGGAATCATGATTATTGACAAACCCTAAGATGAATGTCTTAGGTAAGTATGTAATCTTGAATTCT